TTATGAGACAACATCAATAGAATGTTCTCTCATAGAGTTATCTCTTTATGAGAACAATAAGAGAGTTGATACTCCTAATGATTTTTTACGTGAAATAGAGAGAGAAGTAGCATGATACAGATATTTATGTCAGTCGGTGCATTAACTTGCACCGCTGCCGTTGCTAAATACATTTGGCAGGCAAGAGATAGTTTTAAAGATGTGTATAACCAATTTAAAGAAGAGTATGGCAGATGATAATAGAAGCCTTTTCGATATTTTAGAAGATATGAAGGCGTTAGAAGAGGATTTCTTGATTGAAGCTGAAAAGTTCAAGAAAGATTATCAGTCTAAGAAGTTGAATTTTGATTTTCTTAATAGTATTATTTCGTAATATATTTGAATTATTGTTTATGATTTACCTACGGTTCGTGAGAATAGTAGGTTTTTACCCCACAAAGGGCATATAACGCAATGTGTATGGTTCGAGTCCATACGTGGGGACTAAGTTATAATCAGGTTAGTAGTTTTAATCATGGTCACTCCTCATGGTTCGTGAGAATAGTGAGGATTTTAAGGGTAGCTATGGTAGTTTAGTGGGGTTCGAGTCCCCAATGCCCACTAAAAAAGAATAGTTATGGAAAGAACATTAAAAGAAAGAAGTTATAGTATAACAGGGTTGTTCAAACACATTGGTAAGGGCAATAAATTGCACGTGCCACTGAGTCATTACACGGCTAACTCTGTATCTGTCGAGTGTACACGACAAAATAGATACGCAGGGTGTGACCCTATGAATAACAAGTTTGCCACGACAAAGGGCGAAAAGAAAGGGTACATCACTATCATACAGCGGTACTGATGAACCTTACCATTGAAGAATTAGGCGGTATTATAGCTGACTTTGTACGAGTCGGATATAATTCTGCTGTAATGGATTATGACCCACCGCAGGATAGATTAAGGCAATCAGAAGTCAAGAAATGGCTTAAATTCAGAAAGATAGATTTTAAGACGTTTCAAGAATTAGAGAAACAAGGGCTAATCCATGCTCGCAAGGGTGAGGCGGTAAACTCTCCTTTGTATTACTCAAAGAAAGAGATACAAGAAGCATTTGCGACAATGAGATTAAACCGATTAATAATAACTAATGAACTAAGTGATTATGAAAGAAGAGAATGATAAGGACTTTATGGATAACCCTAATTTATCCATATTCAATAAGGTTCGCAAAGTACCCGATAATGCGTTAAAGCAGATAAACGCAGGTAGGTTAAAGGGTATGTCTGACGTTAACCCCGTATGGCGTATTCTTGCAATGACTGATACATTTGGCGTTTGCGGTGTCGGTTGGAAATACGAGATAACCAAACAATGGACAGAAACATACGGCAACGAAATCAAAGGCTTTTGTAACATCAATATGTTTATAAAGGTTGATGGCGAGTGGAGTGACGCTATTCCTGGCACGGGTGGGGCTTCATTCGTGGCTATGGAAAGAAATGGCGCATACGTTTCTGACGAAGTCTACAAGATGGCTTTAACAGATGCCCTTTCTGTTGCTATGAAATCTATTGGCGTGGCTGCTGATATTTACTTTTCAAAGGGTGCAGACCTCGGTACAAAGTACGCCATTAACGAGCAGGCTGCAAACGGTTCTCTTCCTACGCAGTCAACCGACCCTAATCTTGAAGCAATACTTGCAAACATCAAGGCTGCAAGGAATACAGATGAGTTAAAACAGATATGGGACGATTGCTATTCATATCAATCTAACCCAATATTTAAAGGCGCAATGAGTGTACGCAAAAAAGAAGTAGCATGATAAAGTTAGTAGATAGCCAAGTGGCATTCAATCAAGAAAAGCACACGTATTCACTGAATGGAATAGTATTAAAGGGGATAACTGGGATGATTAAGTCCCAGCTATTCCCCGATATGTACAAGGACATTCCGCAATATATTCTTGATAAAGCTGCTGAACGTGGTACAATGGTACATGAGAGTATCGAGTTATTCGATGCAGGTTTTGAGCCAAAAGACACCACTCCCGAGCTTGAGAGTTACAAGCGTATCAAGCGAGAGAATGAACTCACAACGCTTGCAAATGAGTATATCGTAACAGATAAAGAACATTTTGCGAGCGCAATAGACCTCGTATTGTGCAAGGGTGAAGATATTATCCTTACTGACATCAAGACCACTTACACGCTGGACAAAGAATACGTGCGATGGCAGTTAAGCATATACGCCTATCTCTTTGAGCTGCAAAACCCCGAGTTAAAGGTAAGCAAGCTCTATGCGCTTTGGCTACGTGATGACAAGTCGGAGTTCGCAGAAGTAAAACGTGTCGAATCCGACACCATTAAGGACTTGCTGCAATGTGAGGTTGAGGGGCGCAAATTCAACACCCCAGCAGGCAGGGCGGACAGTATGCCGTCTGAAATCAAGCAGGCGGAAAAGGCGGTATATACGCTCGTACAGCAGATAAAAGAGCTTGAGGCGCAGAAGAAAGCTCTTTCGCAAGGGCTATTAAAACTCATGCAAGATAATGATGTGAAAACCTACAAGGGTGAATACATCACACTATCACGCAAGGCAGCAAGCACCCGTGAGGATATAGACAAGAAGAAACTCAAGGACGAATATCCCGAAGCGTATGCAGCTTGCATGAAGATAACAAACATTAGTGAATCATTACAAATCAGATAAGACAATGGCAAATCAAATTATCGGTAAAGTGTTCCAAATAGGGGACACTAAGGAAATAAAATCAAAAGATGGCAGTAAAACCTATTACAAGCGAGAGTTAGTATTAGATGCTACCCGATTTGATGGGTTGACAGGGCAGCGTGGGTATGATAATTATCCATCGTTCGAGTTCAGCGGTGATAATTGCCAGATATTAAATCAGTTCAAGCAGGGCGATATAGTTGTGGTATCATTTGACCTACAAGGTACGAAGTATGAGAAAGACGGACAAACACGTTTCTTTACCAGCGTTCGTGGCTATAAGGTTGAGTTGAAACAATCAAGCCAACCACAACCACAATATCAGCAACCCACACAACCTACCTATCAACCCCCACAAGTAGAAGATGATACCCCATTCTAATGATTTACGATACATCCAACCCACTCGATAAGGCTAACTTCCTACTTCGTGCTAAGAAGTTAGCCGAGAGTGGTAAAGTAATAGAGCTGACCGAGAAAAAGCCAAGAAGGAGTTTACCACAGAATAAGTATTTGCACGTTATCCTTGCTTACTTTGGTGCACAAACAGGTAACACTCTTGAATGGGTTAAGCAGCAATATTATAAGAAACTTGTAAACCCTGACTTGTTTATCCGTGAAAAGGAAGATAAGTACTTAGGCAGGATAAAGGTGCTTAGAAGCAGTGCTGACCTCGATACAAGCGAGTTCAGTTTATCTATCGAAAGATTTAGAAATTGGGCTTCACAAGAATCAGGTGTCTATCTGCCGAGTGCTGATGAGTACATTATCATTCTGCAGATGGAAATCGAAATCGAACGTAATAAAGAATTTTTATAAACAAACAAAATTATGCAGAAAGTATTAGGACAGGACATCAATGATTTGGACGCTCGCAAGCAGTTCCTCCTTGATAATGCAGACGAAGTGGTCGAAATGTCTTACAGCAAGGCGTTTGATGCCGACGAACTGGCGAAGAAGAAAACCGAACTTGCCGAAAAGTCTATCAAAATCAATGACCTCAACGAAGCTATCAAGGATTACAAAGAAGAGGTGGGTCTCGAACTGAAGCCGCTCAAGGAAGAGGTAAAGAATCTTCTTGGCGACATCAAGGCAAAGAGCCGTATAGTTACAGAGAAGTGTTACAAGATTGTGGACGAGGACGAGCATATGGCTTGCTTCTACAACGCTGAGGGTGTGCTTGTGTCAAGCCGCCCTGCGACGAAAGAAGAATTATCCCCAACAATCTTTAAGGAGATACGCAAGGCGGAGTAACAAATATTTAACAAAAATCAATTATGCAGAACGAAAAAATGCAAATCAATCTTGACAAAGACTGCCAAAAGGCAGAGGTTGTCATTCGTGAAGTGGACAAAGTGAACGAGCTTCCTGTGCTTGAACCCGAAAAGGTCAACGTCACCGGTACTATCACCTCGATATTCTCTTTCCTCGAAAAGCGGTGGGGATGTGAGGGTCAGATTAACCACGAACACACACACATCATCGTAGACAGGGACAATCTCTCCATGACGCTTGTCGCCAATGAGACGGACGCACGAAATAAAATGGTGATTGTCGGCAAGCTCCAGTTGTCGCGTCAGTTTCTTGCTTTCCACATCAATGACGGCTATGCGTGGGAGCCGATTACGCTCAGTCAGTTCATCAAGATGAACCGCGCTTATTTTTCCAACCGTGACGAAAACATGAAGCTGGTGTCGGTCTTTAAGAACTTCAAAGCAAAGGTCAATACGGACTACGAGCGAGACCGCAAAGAAAACGGCTCTTTTACGGACAACTACTCGCAGATTGTGGATTCTAACATGCCCGACCGTTTCTCTGTTGTGCTGCCGATTTTCAAGGGTACAGCAGCAAAGACTATCGAGATAGAGACCTATGCCACCATCAACGGGCACGATGTTACTGTGCAGCTCGTATCGCCGAGTGCACAGCAGGTGGTCGATGAAACTCTGGACGTTATCATTGACGAGCAGATTGTAGCTATCAAGGAGATTGCTCCCGAGATTCCATTCATTGAGAAATGATTTTCAGTAAGGTTTTAATAGTTTAGAACGTGGGGAATCGTCCCCACACTTGCTTTGGTGGCGGAATTGGTAGACGCACATACTTTTAATCGAAGTAGCATAGTGTAATGGTAGCACACGTTAGTTAATCGAAACGTAGAAGAAGCGAAGTACAAGCTGGTGGGTTCGAATCCCTCTGCGAAAAGATTAGGATATGATTTAGACGTAAATGCAGGTTCGAGTCCTGCCCAAAGCACAATTTTTGTAACTCATAATTTTAATAGTTTATTTTCACAGCCTCACAGCGGTGGGGCAAAACGATGTATGGTGTAATGGTAGCACAACAGATTTTGGTTCTGTCAGTGGTGGTTCGAGTCCGCCTACATTGACTATGTATTATTTGAAGAAAAAGAAAACAGACAAACCAAAGAAACGGCAAGCAAGCCAAGCTACTTTGGTAAAGAAGCTGGATAAGGTCTTTAGTCAGTATATCAGATTGCGAGATGCTTTCCCTAACGGGACATTCAGGTGTATATCGTGTGGAAAGATAAAGCCTTTCGACCAATCCGATTGTGGGCATTATCATTCGAGACGGCACATGTCAACCCGCTTCGACGAGGAGAATTGCAATAGCGAATGTAGATTTTGTAATAGGTTTTCAGCCGACCACCTCATCGGGTATCGTGAGAACCTTATCAAGAAGATAGGGACACAGCGATTTCAGATGTTAGAGGTCAAGGCACATCAAACAAAGAAATGGTCGTGTTGGGAATTAGAGGAACTTATTAAATACTACTCAATATTAGTTAAGAAATTGAGCGAAGAGAAAGGAATAAGAATATGAAAAATATAATCCACTTATACACCATAAATGAGTGTGGCAAGAAATGTCCGATGTGTTGTAACGATCTCTATGATATAGATGCATTGCCCGTAGTTACGGTTGCCGAACTGAAATCTGCTAATACTGTCTGCCTGACAGGCGGTGACCCTTTTCTGTATAACGAATTATATAAATTTATAGGCAGATTAAGAGGACAATATCCTAATATTAAAAATTTATATGCTTATACGTCAGGATATGCCTTATACAATTATCTCAATCTCAATTGGTTTGAGATTGGTAAACTTGATGGGGTATCCATAGCACCAAAAGATGTTGGTGATTGGGTGTCACTAAAAAATATACTCAAAAATGAGATGTTTAATAAGATTTTATCTTCTATGAAGTCTAACCGATTGATGATATTTGATAGTCAAAAGGCTGACTTTGAAGAGTTCCTAAAAGATATAGACTTGTCAATGTTTACTATCTTGGGCAGAAAATGGGATAAAGAATTTCGTACTCCCGAAAATGAGATGTTTAGAAGACTATCAATATTGTTTGAACATGATGTATAAACTTCGTGACTACCAACAAAAGGCTTCCGATACAGCGGTAGCCTTTTTTAATGATAAGAAAGCAAAGCATAATGCTATAATGGTGTTACCTACGGGCTGCCATGCAAAAGGCTCAAAAGTTATTATGTCAGACGGCACATTGAAAGCCGTCGAAGATGTGGAAGTAGGCGATTTTTTACTTGGCGATGATGGCTCGCCAAGAGAAGTACTGGAACTTCATAGAGGTGTAGATAAGATGTATCAGATTACCCCTATCAAGGGTGATAGCTTTATTGTAAACGGAGGACACATCTTATCATTATATAAAACCAACGAGGGGAAGCAATTTCCGAGTTGCAAGCCAAGAATAGACGAGATTACCGTAGAGGAATATCTGCAAACAAGTGAAAATTACAAGCATCTTCACAAATTGCACAGACCATCTTTTATAGAGTTCAAAAGCAATGAAGAGTTGATTTTATCTCCTTACTTTTTGGGACTTTATTTGGGCGATGGGAATTCTTCAAACGGCAGTGTGAATATTACTACTATGCGAGAGGAAGTAAAGGATTATCTTTATTCTTTCGCAGAAAGCATATCGATGCACATTAGAGACGATTGGAAAGGCGGAGCGAACAAAGCGCATACATATCATATTATAGATAGGAAAAAGCATCGAAATGTGTTGCAGAATGCTTTTGAAAAACTTGGATTACTCCGTGTTACTTGCGCTTTTAAGTTTATTCCGCACCAATACAAGATTACATCTAAGGAGAATCGATTAGAACTTCTTGCTGGATTGCTTGATACAGACGCTTGGTATAGCAAAGAAAAAAATATCTTTGAATATTGTTCAAAATCAAAAAGACTGTCCGAAGATATAGTTTTCCTTTGTCGTTCACTCGGGTTTTATGCAATGATAGGAACTCCAAAGGTTGTAAACGGTGAAACATACTATCGTATGCAAATCAGCGGAGAACTTGATGCCATACCTACAAAAGTGGTGATTAGGAAAGGAAAACCGAGAGGACAGAAGAAAAGTGTTCTTGTTACAGGTTTCTCTGTGAAGTATATAGGACAAGGTGATTATTACGGATTCACGCTTGACGGAAATCATCTGTACTGTGATAATCAGTTTTTTATACACCACAATAGTGGGAAATCATTGGTGATAGCTGACATCGCAAATAGACTGCAAGGACATACGCTTGTCTTTCAGCCGTCAAAAGAGATACTTGAGCAAAACTACAAGAAGCTATGCTCCTATGGTGTACTTGACTGCTCTGTTTATTCGGCTTCATTCAATTCAAAGAATATAAGCCGTATTACATTTGCAACGATAGGCAGCGTGATAAGACACACGGATGACTTTCAGCATTTCAATAACGTAATCATAGATGAGTGTCACTTTGTCAACGCAAAAGGTGGTATGTATGAAGAATTTATCCACGCCACGGGGTGCAAGGTGTTAGGACTTACCGCTACTCCTTACAGATTAAGTTCAAGCAGCTTTGGCGCAATGCTAAAGTTCCTTACTCGTACCCGTCCGCTGATATTCTCAAAGGTTATTTATCAAGTGCAAATATCGACTTTACTTGATATGGGCTTTCTTTCAAAGATAGATTACTTCCAAATGAACCCATTAGGGTGGGATGAGAATAATCTGCAAGCAAACTCAACGGGTGCTGACTATACGGATAAATCAGTAGAAGCAGAGTACAACAGAATTGACTTCTACGGCTATTTAGTCAGTATTGTTAAGCGGTTGCTTTGCCCAAAACGTGGCGGTGTAAGGAAAGGCATATTAGTCTTTACTCGCTTTCTGAAAGAGGCTGAACGGCTGACACAAAGCATTGATTGCTGCGAAATGGTATCGGGTACGACACCAAAGGCAGAACGTGAACGCATATTAAACGACTTTAAGAGCGGTAATATAAAGGTCGTTGTGAATGTAGGAGTATTGACAACTGGCTTTGATTATCCAGAGCTTGATACGGTGGTTATGGCACGCCCCACGATGTCGCTTGCAATGTATTATCAGATAGTAGGTAGAGAGATACGACCACACAAAGACAAGCAAGCGTGGTTTGTAGACCTTTGCGGAAACATCAATCGATTTGGCAAGGTTGAGGACTTGAAACTCATCGACACCAATGGCAAAGGTAAATGGGCGGTGTTCAGTAATGGTAAACAATTAACAAATGTGATATTTCAATAATGAAAGATATAGAGATTTACAATGATAGCTTCCAAAACTATAAATCGTATCAGATACCAAAGGCGCAACTAATACTTACAGATGTTCCTTACAATCTCGGTAATAACGCCTATGCGAGTAACCCTACTTGGTACGAAGGTGGCAATAATAAGAATGGAGAAAGTGAGAAAGCTGGCAAGAAATTCTTTTCTTCGGAGAATGAATTTAGACCTGCCGAATTTATGCACTTCTGTTCAAAAATGCTGATAAAAGAGCCAAAAGAAGCAGGGAAAGCACCTTGTATGATATTGTTTTGCGAATATGAACAACAATTCCAATTTATTGAATTAGGCAAGAAATATGGACTTATGCACTATATTCCTTTGGTCTTTCGCAAGAACTATTCGCCACAGGTATTAAAGGCGAATATGAAGATTGTAGGTAATTGCGAATATGGACTACTCCTTTATCGTGATAAGTTGCCAAAATTCAACAATGACGGACAGATGATTTTCAACTGTATGGAAT